TCGTCCAACTCCTTGAATGCCATACTCATAATTGTATATATGTAGTAAGCAACGCCAGCAAGGAGTATTAATATGGAAATTATAATACTCCAAGTTACATCATTAGTATCGGCAAGTGGTCTTAATATTAAATTCATTAGCAATCACTGAATTCAGCACCAATTTCAGATCCAAGTTCTGAACCTACATTGTTACCCAGAAGCATTGCCCATCCGGATGCTAACCATCCAATATAAGGAATACCACTAACTGCAGGGACAACTAAACCAGCACTAATTGCGGTTCCCGCCATCGCACCCTGACTTCGTGCGCCAGCGTCCGCCCTGA